CATCAGAAGATTCTTCATCTTGACGCTCATCAATAATTGTTGCTCTTGACATCATTTAAACTCATTCCGCCTAATGGTTATGGAATTATTGGGCTTGACTCTCCTCTCGTTGAGCTTCCCGTCCTCGTCTTCCCGCTTCTTCATGCTCTCGCACCCACCTAATGTGCCTGCCAGGGAAATCCCCAGTAGACCCATCCAGCACGAAATTTGATGCTGAAGCGATCTTTCTAGCATTAGCGCCACATCCGCACCTAGTGGCTGTGGTTCCGCCCGCTACAAACTCTTCAAATATATGACCGTTTTCGCAACGAAAGTCAAATATCTTATTCATCTTCTTTTTGCAACTCTTCAAAGTTGTTGTTAACAGTAGACTCTAAATTCAACAAAAAAGCCAAAATGTTTAGCTGGCCTTTCCGAAAATACATATCGTCACTGTCTTTAACTGCCTCAACGCTATTAACAGAAATAGCATTGTGCTTTAACTCTTCAAGTAACTGCTTCCAACCATCGGTTGTAAACAAATCAAAATACTTGTTGTAATACTCTTCAACTTCTTTTTCCATCGAGGCCATTTGGTTATCTCACTAATTACGCTGTCTTTTTTGCGGTTTTCCTTCTTTTGCCTGAAGCCGTTACCGCGTACTTAATTGCTTTTGGCCCTGTCTTTTTCCGCTTAGCTGCTTCTTTTTCTGCCTTTGTCATCTTAGCGGCTACTGCTTTGGGCCTACATGCAGGATATGGGCGGCTAGATCCTTTAGCTTTTTTACGACCACATTTTTTTCCGGTCTTGATGTCAACCCACTCTTCCTTAAACCACTTTGTTAAGCCGCCTTTAGACTTAGACATAAGTGCCACCACGTTTTTTGTATTCCCGAACAAGCCACGCATTAGCATAGGCGCTAGGGTATACGTCAAATTTCTTTTTAGCTTCAGACTTTACCCTAGAGTACAGCGCCTTGTTTTTTGGCGTTGAACTGCTTTTCTTTTTAGGCAAGGTCTTTTTTGCTGCCATTACTTTTTAACCTTTTTTTTCTTTTTCTTTGGCTTTGTTGAATATGCTCCACTTCCATAGCCCATTTTTATCTCCCTACTTATTTGCCTTTGTGAGTTTTTTGAACTTCAAAGTTAGCAGATTGAGAAGCCCCCTTATGTGGCTTGTATCCGCCAGAAGGATTTTTCATAAGCTTATAACTATTTCCGCTTTTCATCCAATGATAACCATCAGGAGCTTTAACTTTCATTGTCAAACCTTTTAATGTGCTGCTTCATTGCATGTTGCCGCCTACAAGCATGGCACTCGCCACAGGATAAAAATCCGTCTGGCGTTTCACTTGGTCTTCTACACGACCAATACATTTTTTGCAACTGCTCTGGCATAGCGTAATAAACCCCAAGGCTTCTTTCAAGAGGGGTTTTGCTCATATAGTCAAATGGCGCAGCCCAAACCGGCTTTGATTGTTTATTCATAAACAAAGCACTCATGACGCCATATGCTTCTGCGCTTTCTTCCTTGCTCATGTTGTAATCGCCGGTAAATATAGCGCATACAGGCTCAGTCATTGTAGATATAACCCTTCCAGCCTGAAACAAAGCTAATGACATGTCCCTTCCCCCAGGATATTTAGCCTTGTAAGAATACAAGCAAGATGAAAACTCAAACTCTCGTTGGTTATCTTTAAGCCAGTTTATGCTTTTATGAATAGCATTTGCTTCTGCTTTAAATCTACCTTCAGAATTATCTAGGTGTATTGAGTGTATGTGTACGTTATGCTGTGTATGCTCTAGCAAGCTCCATGCTAACGACACGCTATCCATGCCGCCAGAGTACATAACTATAACCTTTTCTTTTCGTTTGGTTAAAAGCCTATGATACTTTGCTGCGGTGTCGAGAGATTCTTTTACTTTTAATTTGTAAATACTTTCTAGTTTGTTCAAAGCTCACTCCTAATTGATTGATTGTTACCACTTTTTACATGACCAGTACCTAGCTGTTAGCTTGTCTGGTGGGCTTGTATCGCACTTGTGCCTTGCCCTAAACGACTTTCTTCGTGCTGGCTGATCTTTTTTAATCGTCATTTTTTGATCGCCAAATCGAATCGTTTTGGTTTTATCCCCCTTCTTGGCTACTACCACAAACTTCTTCGTTGCGTGGTTCGGTGTTCTCTTCGGCTTGTTGTATCCGCTTACGCCCGCGCGTGCCAACTTTGGATCCTTTTTCTTGCTCATTGAATTTGCTCTCCAATGCCTGCAATCGGACTTGGACTTGCTCCAGCTTGTCGGTTTGGTCTTGGAATGCCTTGTTGATTTGCCCCAGCAGGCTGTTGATTTCTGTTTGCGTCATTAGCATTAGGTGACTTTCCCTCCAGTTCACGCTCTTTTAAAAGCCTGTCAGCAATCTTAAGCCTGCGCTCAAACTCTTTATCTTCCGAGTCGCCTTCTTTAAGATTCCTTGTGATTGCATTAATCTTATCAATTTCCAGTTCTTGAGGCGCAATCTGCGCTTCAATCGATATCTTAGCTGCGCGAGCCTGAGACTCTGCGGCCTGACCATTAAGCGCATTTGTCTGGCTTTGTTGAAACTGCAACTGAGCCTGCTGAGCCATTTCAGCAATTTGCTGCGCCTGTGGGTTAGGCTGAGACGCCTGCTGCATTGTCGCAATAAGCTCTTCTCGGTTACTAAGATTCATGTTATCGATAATGCTTTGGATTAAAACAGGATACATTGGACTGTCCTGCTTCATAGTCTGCAATAGCTGAACTAGCTGAGTTACCTCATACTCTCTTGCAATAATTCCAAGAGTGCTGGTTGCAACAAACTTATAATCTGCAACCGGATAGTTTTCGGGATCAAACTGCATGTATCGATGAGCCGCTTTAGTTACAAACGGCAACAAAAATGACTGCTGAAAGTTAATTAAAGTACGCTTATGACGCTTAATAATAGCGCCAAGAGACATACTAATCCCAGCAGCAGTTGATTCTCCGTTAACTTGACCCGCGATGCCAGCGGAGTCAACAGCCCCTGTAGCTTGCTGTACCATTTGCTGAAGACTTGCGGCTTGGGCAAACGTGATTTGGCCCACTTGACCAAAGTTGAAAGGCTGTAAGACTTCACGCGGATCTCCATTGGTTAAAATCATCTTGCCGGGGCGCACTTCTGGCTTAGCACCCCTTGGAAGCCTTGTTGCATCTACTGCAATCATTGGGTGAATTGTAAGGCTTAACGCATCTATGCGAGCGCGAAGCTCTGTATCAAGCGCTTTTTGGCTGTTATAGCCTTTTTCACATACACCACGACCCCAAAATCTTCCTGGCACTACATCCCAAGGAAAAGCAACAACAGGTCTATCACCCATCATGTATGGATTTTTAGATGCTTTAAGTAATGTTCCGCCATTTGCTATAACAACAATAGCCTCAACATACTTTGAGTCTTCTTCAACCTCAATATCTTCGGCTTCTAAAAGCTCTCTTGGAACAAGGCCATAATACTTTGTTAATCGAACTTTATCGTCGTTATATATCGTAAAGTCTTGGTCTGGCTCAAGATCAGAGTCTGGGGCCGCCGATTCGATTGGCCCCTCCATGTAAGCGCCCTGCTCTTGCAGCAACTCAACGGTGTGCTTGCTTACAAACTCATCAACTGCCACGCCATAAGCGTCATCAACTGATGTTGCCACGGGATCAATAAGAAAATTTTGCGGAAGTACAGGCTTAAGCTTTACAACAACTCTGTCAGTAATATTTACACCAACCGCCTGAAGGTCGCCACCCATGATCGGCTCAGACGCTGGAGCCATTTCTTTAATTTCCTCAATGACCACTTCGCCAATGCCAGTTCCGAATACAGCCGAGTTAATAAGACACTCTGCAACAGCCTTTCGCACCATGCAGGCTTCAAAATCTTCTCCAAGCTTTTTGCGTAAATACAAAACATCTTGCTTTTGACCGTCAGTGAAATCATCAGCAATGTCAAACCACTTTCCACGACCAAAGGTAGCCTCCTCAAGCTCTGCAACATTTGACTCAACCGCCTGTTGCAGCGCAGGAGCAATAATTCTGGATCTTTCAGATGCTCTTTGAGAGTCCGATGGATCCCACTGACCGCGCCAAAGTCTATAATACTCTTCAAACTTGTCTTCGTAGTTTGACTCATAGTAATCACGCCAGTTTTCACACTTGGTCATAACCCATTCTGCAAGAGATTCTTGAATCATTATTGGGTCTGGATTGTAAATATCTTCTGCCATATTAATATCCCGATACCACATCTAAAATTTCGTGGTCGTCAATTTCATACTCGTAATCGTATGCAACTTGAGCCAGCTGGTCTATGTAAGCCAGCGCATCTACTAAGTCATCATGCGTTAAGGCATCTGGAAACTGAAATAGCTGGTCAAGAAACCGCGTATTCCACTCTCCCTTGCTTAAAGTAACATAACCATTTTCAAAACGCCCCTGCAATGCCCACATGACCCTGTCGGTTTTCTTTTTATTTCCATGAGTTAACTCTTCAACACGAAAAAACATACCATATCGTTTCATAAGGTCTGTTAACGGGGACATTACTGCTTGTTTTGCTATGCCACGCTCAATTCCTACACTAATAGGGCGATAATCCCTTACAGCCTGAAAGATCTTCATTGCTGTTTCATTTAAATCCCAGCGCCCATAAATAATGTTTTCTATAAACCATCCATCTGGGTTTACTTTTGCAACCGCAATAGCGGTTTCATCTAGGTTAGTGCTTTTTGTGCGCTTCTTGTTAACGTCCTCAAAGCCAGCAAGGTCAACTGCTATATAATAATCACCCTCATCTGGGCAATTACCAAACTTAACCCAGTCCTCTTTAAACATTTCAGAGCCTCTAGCCTCAAAAGAAGCCATAAACTCCTGCCTAAACGCATAACTTGACATTGATTTCTTTGCAATATCAATCTCATTAGGGTCTAGTATAGGATTATCATAGCTTGTAAAGTGCCAGCCCCTATAAGTTTCGTCATCTCCAAGCTCTGAATACTTATAAAGATCGTAAAAGTGGTTTCGACCCATCGGAGTGCCAATAAAAAGCGCCTCGCCCTTTTGATCTGCTAGTGCTGGGCGCAATATTTGCTCCCAAACATCAGGCTTCATGTCGGCATACTCGTCCATTACGAGGTATTTTAAAGACACACCCCGCATTGTTTCGGGTCTATCTGCACCTTTAAGGCTGATTGTTGCTCCATTTACAAGTTTAATCTGTAGGTTATTAATATGAGAGCCTGATATAACTGGATGACCTAACTCTAGGAGAGTTTGCCACATGATATCCCTGGCCTGCCCCTGAGTTGGGGCCACATAAAAGACATGACCCCTATCGGCCTGAAGGCCATTAATGATTAACAGCCATGCGGCCAGCCTAGATTTGCCTGTGCGCCTACCTGCGGCAACTACCTTAAAGCGAGTAGGATCAGAATATACATCCTGCTGCCAAGGCAATAACTCTACATTTAAATCAGACATTAGGAAAAGTTTACAAGCGTAGATGGAGCTTCAAGAAGGTCAAGCGTTACTGCAAACTCAACATCACCTGATGATCCCGTTTGAGCCTTGATCTGTTCTCCCGACTGCATAACAAATATTCCGCTAGAAAACTCTTCCCTGTCGTTACTGCCAATGTTTTTAGCGTCGAGTAGGTGAAGCTCGTCAGTGCCGTCGTCAAAGTACAGGGTGCAGGCATTTGTTGATCCGCCATTATTAGCCACCAGCAAATAACTTACATGAGCAACAAATCCTGCTGGAACTGTTAAAATAACAACCTCTGCCGTGCTGGTAACTGTTGCGTGCCTAGTGTATAGCATTATTGATATGTCCAGACTACGGGCTGACTTGTCCGAGTATCCACATGAATAAACGTCTTGGCTACCCCAATCCCCGTAAATCCCATATTAAAAGCAGTAATTAGTAGTTTAAAGCGATCTACCCCATTGCTGACGTATATGTCTGCGGCTATACCCTTTGTATGCATGCCTGGGTGTTCTTTCTTAGCTTCAAGGCTGTGGGATGGATCGCGGTATCCTGATGTAATCGTAAAGGGAAACTTGCACTC